AAATTGATAACCAAATGTTGTTCCATTAACTCCAGCCCAACTATCAACATCACCTCCAGAAAAAGTTATTCCTGTGTTTGGTTCCCAATAGTCTGATAAATTTGAAAAATCATTAGGAGTCCAAGCTGGTGGACTTGGTGCTGCTGCTTCAGGTACTAAAAATGTAAATGGAGTAAATATTGACATATATTATACAAAATTCTTAACTGCGTTTATTAATACATTTGATCCATCAAAACTAACCATTGATACTACATCAACAACACTTGCTCCTGGTGAAGCAGTATATTGACTACCACTTGGTTGTAATACGTTTGATGAGAATGCTATTACTCCTGATCCTGGAGTAGTATCTTGAGTTACTTGTAGGTTAATAGTTTGACCAGGTGTTGGATTTATTACATCAACGTGAGTATCAACTCCGTTAACAAGTGTTAATGTGAAGAAGTTACCTGTTGAACAATCTAAAGATGCTGTTAATGAGGCAATACTTAAAGCATTTACTTCACCACTAACTGATCCTGTAAATGTAGTTGATCCTATAACATTTAATGAACCAGTAATTTGAGCTGAACCTGTGTATGGGAATGGATCAATTGTACTATCAAGATAAGAAGCAGTTAAAGCATATGAGGCTGTTATTGCTGTATCAGCATTACCTGTTAAATCACCTATAAACCCATCAAGAGCTGTTAATGATCCAGAGAATGTTGTTGCACCTAATCCATCATAAATCCACTTATTACCAATGTTTATATTTCCAGGACCACTTGATGTTATTTGATCACCTATAAGAATAGATTGGCTGTGATTTGTACTAATTGTATTAGTGTATCCTAAAGCAACTCCATAAGTAGCACCACTATTTATCGTATTACTTTTTCCAGCAGCTAAAGAACTATTAGCTGAATTCACATTATTAGCACCTAAAGCAGTACTATCAGTTCCATAAGCTTTAGCTTGAATACCTACAGCTACTGCAGCACTATTTGTTCCTTCAGCTTGCAAACCAACTGCTGTTGCTCCAAATCCTGTAGCTCTGGTTTGACCACCTAAAGCTGTTGTACCTCCATTATCTGTATAAGAATCATAACCAAGAGCAGTTTCATTTGAAGATCCTAATGCTCTTGAAGCCGCTCCAATGGATATATTATTTGTTCCATTTTCAGTTCTTGCTTCATCTCCAATTGCTATTGAGCCTGTAGTTTGAGCTCTCGCATTATCACCTAAAGCAATAGCTTGTGGGGCTGAAGCTGTAGCTGGAGTAGTTGTTAAGAATGGTGCTGAAACCATTGAATCAACTGATGTTCCTGCAATTAAACCAGGAGCAGCAACTCCAGCAACATATGAAGCAGTTAAAGCAAATGAAGCAGTTGTTGCTGTACTTGCATTACCTGTTAAATCACCTATAAATCCAGCACTTGCATTTACTGAACCTGTTACTAATACAGGACCAGTTTTAACATCAACTGTACCCCATAATGTTTGAGTATCGTCAGCAGCATCACCAAATATGTTTGAACCAGAAGAATAAATTACTGAAGCTGATTCAAATGTAACATCTAAGAAAGCAATACTTGCAGTTCCTAATACAACAGCGTTTTGAGTAGTAATTGTATCTGTTGCATAAAATCCTGAAGCACTAATAGCATTTGTTGTAGTATTACCTGCATCTGTTACAGTTTGTAAATCAGGAGTAGTAACATTTAAAGCAAATGAAGCTGTAGTAGCATAAGAAGAACTAATAGCTGTATCAGAACTTACAGCATGTGAAGCTGAAGTAGCTAATAATGCTGATGTTGCAAATGATGCTGAAGTAGCACTAAATGCAAAATCACTAATTTCACTATGTGAAGCACTTGTAGCAGTAGCTGCATAAGATGCGCTTATACTCGAAGTAACACTTGTTATAACGCCAGCAAATGTTGAACCGTCACCTTTAGTGAAGGTAATTTGATCGCCGCTAAAAGACGCTGTAGTGAGTAATGAACCTGTATCGGTAGGTACAAAAGATCCTGTGTCGACAGTAACATCAAATGTTGAAGCATCTCCTTTAGTAAAGGTAATTACGTTTAATGCTGCTGAAGCTGTTACTAACAAACTACCAGTATCAGTTGGGGTAACATTTTCTGCATATGAGGCAGTTAAAGCATAAGAAGATGATACAGCATTTGAAGCTGTGATGTTAACTGATGTGATTGCGCTTCCTAATCCCGTTTCAAATTCGCTTCCACTTACCTGTATTAGGTATTGAAATGATTCTGAAATGTAAAGATTTGATAAATTCCTACTCATTTATTTAAAAATTTGATACGTTACTTCTTCTGATCCAATAAGGATTCTGTGGGAACTGAGGATAGCGAGAGTCATAAATTGGCAAACCACATTGAATAGCTTGATTTAAGTGAGCTGCTCTTCCATTGTATCTAAATACAATTGGAGACTTATATTGTACCCCATAATCAGGATACATTTCTTGTAACTCAACATTTTCGTTTAACTCAGGAAATAATCCTTGTTTTTGGATTAAGTATCTTGTTAAACGATCCTCGTAAAATTCTTTTTTATTTTGAACTGATTGTCTTTTTCTGTTGTACCAAGTACCATCTGCTTTTTCTGAATTTTCACCTCCAGTTGGAATTAATACTCCATTGTTACGAGGACGTAAATAAATGTCCTCTAAAGAGTAATAATAAGAAGAATACAATAAAGCATCTTGTACATAGTTAAGTACTAAATACTCATAGTCACCTGCTAAAGTACCTGCCTTAATATCGTCAAGTATTTTGCTGTACAATTTAGTACCTAATATACGTTGTATCTCAATGTCTTGAGCTTCACGTACAGCATTCTTAAGTAATTCACTATCAACATTATTGTTGATGTCTGTGAACTGTCTTAAGTTTGCTTCAGAAATTATAAATACATCAGTCATCTTTTTATTCGTTTATTGCTGGTTCTTGACCCACTTCATTTATCATTGGATCATTTAATCTGTCGGCTCTTTCAATTTCAGCTTCCAATACATTGTCTTCACCTACTTCTGCTTCAGTACCTGTTACTACATCAGCTTCTTCAGATCCATCAGAGAATAGCTTTAATTGCTCAACACCTAAAATATAATCATCACCATAGTTAATTTTAAATATTTCATCAAAACAATCTAAGATTGACTGTTGAAATGGTTTAACTACAGTGTTTAAGAATAACAAATAAGCATTAGCTACTTCATCTTTACCTCCTAATTTACCTGGAGTCATAATACCAAATATCTCTGGTGAAGTGATACGGTGAGCAGTTAATATCTTTTGTGTTACTAAATCGTTAATTGTTGTATAATACTCATCAGTTCCATTTGATTGAATTGGAGTAATCTGAGGAGCATTTTCTGGACTGTCTGTATCAATATAAATCAAACGTCCAGCATTATCGGTTCCAGCATATTGAGCTTGCAACATTGCCTCAATTGCTTCTCTTTCTTCCTCGTTTGCGTTAGTAAAAGTTGTAATAGCTAAACTTGGAGTTAAACCGTTTGTAATATTGTTTAAATGGAAGTTATCAACCTGAGCATCAAGTTCAATTACTTTAATTGCAGCTACATAATCAGGTAATGGATAATATCTCATACCTGGTCTGTAAGCGTAATAAGCATAAATTTGATTTGGTTCTTCCATTTTCTTTAATGGATTGTAAGCAGGTAAATATGGAATATCTTCCAATGACTGGTTAACATAAGGAGTAGTCATGTCCCATTCATCCCATATAAAGTAACCAGGCACTTTACCTCTAAAATTCTTTTCTTTAGCTCTTAAGTAAGAAAAATCAATATGATATACTTCAGCAATTTTTGATCTGTCTTTTGACCAAATAACTTCCAAAGCAAAACCACCAAATAATTTTAAATCTTTAGCTACTTTTTTAAATATATCATTCCAAGACTCACCTTCAGTATTTGCAAAATCAAGTGTTTCTGGATAGTTACTTGTTAAGCCATTACCAATAATGGCCTCAACTGTTGCGTTGATACAAGTGTTGTTGATTGATGAATAATTCATCAAGTCAATTAATTTCTGAGGAAATGCATTATCGACTCCGAAACTAATATAAAACTGGTTTTTACGTTCAATCAAACTGACGCCATTGACAGTTTGTTTAGGGAATGTTCTGAAGTTAAACTTTTTTAATTCACTCATTATTATGGATAATTATAGGATGTGTAAGAACCTCCATTAGTTGGTAATAAATATTGTGTTATACTATATTCATTGCTTCCCGAAACAAATGCTCTTTCAGTTGACAATTTTGTGCCTTTAATAATTTGACCTCCAGTTCCGTTCCATTTAATACTTGTTAAGTCCCAAATTGTATTTTGGTCAATCCATTTACCTAAAGTAGTAGCTGGAGTGAATTCATAAATATCAACATTATATTGACCTGTATTTGTAGGAACTGATGAACCTGTTAATTGTAATACTAACCAAGGATTACTAGGTCCAACTGTATTAATAACATCAGCTATAACGTTATTTAAAGTTGATTTATCGTACGTTTGAGTGAAATCAAGCGCAACTTGTGTAGTTCCTAAAGACGCCGTTATATCAGGATATACTGCGTTTGTATTAGTTGGTTGGGAATGATTAAACTGAAGCATAGGCTAAGTTTTCAACCAAGTAGGGGGTTACGCAATAAGCGAAACCCCCATTTTGGTTTAAGTTAAAGATTAGGAATAAGAAACAATATCCATACCTGTTAAAGTAGCAGCAAATGTAGTTGCTGAACCACTTACTTCAATAGCTGGGTTTGGTTCGTTTCCTGAGAATACTAAGTTGTAACCGTTCAAGTCTGAGAAAGCAGTTCCAGTTTGGGTAGTACCACTCAATAATTGAGCTCCGTTTACTTGACCCATCAACCACCAACGAGCTTCTCCATCTTCAGATCCGTTTTGAGTTTCGATAATGATTTTCAAATTTGGATTCTGAGCAAGTACTTTCACTTGGTTACGAGTAGCAGTTTGCATTTTAAAGAAAACAGCTGTAGCAGTTTGATTGTAAACAATAGTTCCGTTTTCTGGAGTTGCTACTAATTCTTCACTGTAGTTGGAAGTTTGTCTGAACAATTGGAATTGATACCAAGATCCAGTTCCTACAATTTCAGTGACAACTTGATCAGCATCAGTAACAATACTATCAATAGCTGGAGCTACAGAAGCAGATTGTCCTAAAATGTAAATTGCTTTTAAACCACCGGTATTATCACGGCAGGTTAATTGAAATCCTGAGGTTATATCACAAGCCATAGTTGTATGTTTAGATCAAAAGATTAAACAAAAACTAATTAGGCCAAATCGTTACTAACCCAGAATTCAGGATATGCAATATTAACGCCTAACTTAGTTGAAATACGGTGACGAAGAGTATCAGTGTTGATATCATACCACAACTGGAACTCAGTGAAGTCACTCATTAAGTCTGTACCAGCAACAATTTGCTTAGCAGGGCCTAAAACCATACGATTTGAACCTTGTAAACCTACTGTACCAACAACTTTAATGTTTGGTTGGAATGGGTAAACCATTTCATACAAACCACCACGGTTAGTTACAGCACTTGGATCAAAGTAAAAATTGTTAGCCAAACGCAAAGCAGTTAAGAAGTTGCGGAAGTTGGTAACAGAAGTGAAGAAAGTCAAGTCTTCGCGATCAGCAACATCAGCAGAAGAAGCAGCAATCATTCCGTCCATAGTGGTCAAAATGTTAGCAGCGCTCATTGAAGCAGCAGTAGCTGGGTAAGTTACGACACCTGAAGTTGAACCAGTGATGATCAAGTTCAAACCGCTTACATTACAAGTACCTCCATAAGTTGAAGCTGAACCTGAAGCTTGCTGCCAAATGAAGTAATCGTTGGCTTTCTGGAACTGGTTAACTAACAATTCAGAGTACTGAGTAGCTAAAGCGAAGGTTTCATTGTAAGAACCTGGAGCTAAAGCAGAAATACCTAAGTATTTTTTGTCGAGATCTTTCAAGCACAAAGCGTCGAAAGAAGTACGAGGACATACTTCGATAGTACGTTGAGTGAAGGTAGCTGAACCAGAGGCTGAAGATACACAAGTACCGTTCTGCATATACAAGCTAACCTCAAATAAATTGATTGGTTCTTGATACTTAACTCCTTC